GATAGTTTCCGCCCTGCACTTGCGGCTGGTGGCTCGTTGATGGCTTACAAGTGCCCGCCGAGTTGAGTTCATCACCGATAATGCCAGCACGTGCGGCAAACCTCTTATCAGACTTGTCAGCAGGGTTGAGAGACTTCACCAGGAGCATCGCACTTCTGGCAAAAGGCATTCTGTTCACTCTGGCAGTGTGGAAATAAGTTGCCACATCCGTGAACGAGGAAATAAAAGCGGAACCGAGTTTCCCAGCTACCTGGAGATTACGGGCGCCTTGACCGATTGAGGCTATAAAGCCGCTTTCCACGACGTTTGCCGAGCCTGAGAGATTTTTCCACATTGCATCTAAAAGAGAATTGTCGGCTGACTTGATCTTGCCCGTTGAAGAGGTTTGCTGATCGGTGTCAATCTGAGCCATACGCTTCAGAGTGTTGTAGGTGTTTGTAGGACTGGGGCCTAACATCTCCATGAGCGCTATATCGCGGCTCATTGAGCCAATGTGTTCCATCATCGTGCCCATAACGCTCGGATTAGATCCAAAAACTTCGTTGTAATCAAGCCTGGCCTGCGCGTCTTTGAACATTAGCGTGCGGTGTTCCTGGCGCGTGTTGGCTTTGCTCTTGCCTCTGCCTGCTGTGACTTTCCCCACATTCTCTTTGTTGGCTCCGTTTGTTCTGATTGTTTCAAAGACATCAGAGAGAAGGGCTCGCATTGCGTCATCTGAGAGCGGTTTTAGATCGTCATCTAAATACTTAGAGCGGTCGAGTTTGTCCCAAACAAAATCTATCCAGGCGTCTCTATTCTGATTGGGATTGTATTTTTTATGCGTTACGGTGTCCTTGATGGTCAGGCCAGCTTGTTTTAGTTCGCCTCCAGCCAGCCGTCTTGCCGCGTTCGTTATCTTGTAGCGGTCATGTGTCTGCGGAAATAGCCAATCCTCCAGCTTTCCAATATCACCGCCCGCCGCGTTGAATCTTTCTCTCAAGGATTCCACGGTATCAATCCAGGCCTTGGCCGCCGATTTGGCAACAGGGTTTCCAGTGTCATCACCTGCGATTTCGTGCACCAGGTCGGTAATGAGTTTCTTGTTCTCACATAAGCCTAAGAACGTGGGGCTAGTTTTCTCCAGAAAATCAACAAGGCGTGACTTGGCCTCTTGCTCCACGCCCACCTTATATTTGTCCACACGATTGAGAATACCTCTGGCGGCTTGGTTAGCGCTGTCACCGTTAGTTCTCATTGATTGATAGGTCAATCGGTTTTGATAGATGGCCAAAGCCTGGCGCTTGGCGTTGAAGGCCTTTCTCGCGGCGTCCTGTTGGATGCGCTGTGCGTACTGTTTGGCGGCCTCACTCACTACCTGATCCCGTGACATATTCGGGTGGGCCTGCCTGTTCTGGAGATAGTAGTTTTTAACGCTGGCCACCAGGTCTTGACTTTCGCTTTCTGTAATCGGACGGCCTAAGACCGCCGACACTTGGCGCTCGCATTCGGGTTTTAATTTGCTAACCATTTTCAATCCTTAAAAGACATCATCAAAAGCACCGTTTCTCAACATACATTGAGCGGCCTCGGAAACGCTGTTGGCACGGTCAAACTCCTGCTTCTGCTCGGCCTCAATCTCTCTCATGTAATCACCCATGCTCACCTCTCTGCCGTCATCTAAAACAATGAATGCGTTGGGATCGTTGGCCGCCGAAGTCTCCAGGTTTTGATCCATGAATTGCTCCTCGTTCGGGATTCCATAGTGCGGATGGTTTTCTCCTGTCTGCGGCTCTGGCTGATTGATTCCGAGAGTTTCTCTAATTCGAGCCTTGCTATCTTCAGATATTGGAGCTTGGTCAATCACCTGTTCTGCTGTCTGCTGCACGGCCTTTACAACCGGATTTGCAGGCGGCTCTTCTGGCTCCATGCCGCCGAAGAGTGAAGGAGTATCAATCTCTTCCTTGGCCCTGATCTGTTCATCTGTTGCCAGCAGTCGATCATAGACGGCCCGCACCTCTGGAGAGATTTCAACCTGGAGTTCTTCTGAGGATTTGTAGATCTTGGTGAGCCAATCTTTGAAGGCCTTGAAGACTTTCTCAAGGGCCGTGCTCGGAGCTTCTCCTTCGCGCAGGTATTGCTCAAACCCTCTAGCGAACTGTTCGTGACCGGCTCTCTGTTCGTCAATAGAAAGACTTCTCCATTCTTCAAGGTCCTTCACTCCAAACCAATCCATGAGAGTTTGGACATCGGCCTTGACCTGCGCTGGAGCGTTCTCCTTCATTGCCACGTCCGTGAGCACGTCAAGAAAATAATGGCCGCTCTCGTGAATGAATGTACTCTCGTTTGCAGACTGCATCAGAGTAATCACGCGCTCTCCAGGCGTATAAATTCCTCTCGGTGCGTTTCCGTTCTGGCGGAGAACTCCATTATCAATTTTTGTGGGATTGACATTCCCTCGGAGGATTCCTAAACTGATTCTGTTGATGGAAGGAATACCTCCATCAATCGAAGCATCCGGTCGGCTAATAATCGACGAAACGGATGCTTCTTTCGTATTTATCGCAGGAGTTATATCAATTTCAGAGACCTTATGGTCCTTGTATCTTCCGTCCTCTATTACTCCATTTGTAGTTTTTCGCTGTTCTATTTCCCCTTTACCAGGAATATCTACTTTAATTTTGACGCTATAAAGCCTATCTCCGATTCTCAGAGCAGAAACATAAACATCCTGGCCAGCCAACCCTTTATGCTTTTCTTTTCCGTCGTTGATTTCAAATCTGTCATATTCAGCATTTTCCAACACGTTGATTAAGTAGGGATAAACTTCGTTGTGATGTGGCTCACGAACTCTTTTGAGGGATGCGTTAAGTCCTCTTTTCCCTATTCTGATGTGTTGATTTGTTGAAGCAATTACAGCAGAGCTATTCTCTTTAAATTGCGACAGAACCCAGTTCCTAATGTTTTCAATCCTGCGTTCAAATTTAGGAATAACATTCTCTGGGATAGTGACAACTTTTGCAGAATCAGAATCTGGCTTTCTAATCATTCCTTCTCGGACTAGAGGTTCTTGAGCAAAGCCTTCTGCGGATTCCGCTCTCTGTACTTTCACTCCATATTCCTGTTCTAGCTCCTTACGGCTACGACCTAAACGGATACCCAGAGTTTCAAAGAATGCGTCATGAACTTTGGCGCCCATCTCTGCGACCTTTTGTTCCGCTCCTGCGCCTACCAACTCTTTCACAAAGCGGGTTATGAAGTCGCTGACATTTTTATCCATGACTTCCGGATCAACTCCTTCTCCAGACACCTCAACCTTCTCTCCGTTGTCGATCTGTTCGGCGGCCTTCTTCTCGTCTGCAATAGACTTATTTATGTCTCCTCTAGTTCCTGAAGGTTGATCCTCCTGAATAATTCTTGCGGATTGCAATTCCATAGCGGCGTCAACATGGCTAGGCTTAATTTGATTAACGGCTCGATCAAAAGAATCAAATTCTTTTTTGACCGTCTGGAAAACTTGATCCTTCGTGACTGCTTCAAAGAAACCTGCGCCCCCGCTTTCCTGCTCGGCAACTTCTCTAAACCTGGCAAGAATCTCCTGAAGTCGTTCAGGATTTGCAGATAAGAGAATGTCTCTAAAGTAGCGTTGTGCAGGTGTTGCAGATTCCTCCATGAGTGAGCCTGTTAGCTCCTTCTCGTGGCCCTTGCCGTTGATCTTCTTGGCTTCTCTGCGTGTCTCGAATACGTCTGCCACGGCCTCGAGAAGGTCGGGAGAAAAATCCAGCTCACCCTTGATCTTCTTCAGTCGCACTACCTCGGTTGCTACCGACTGGAGCACGTTCATAATCTTGCGGTCTTCAGGGCTGTCAGCAATAAACCTGTTAATGATCCGAGTATCAGAGAATGCGGCGGCAAAAATAGCGGGCCTCATGCGGCGGGCTATGTTGTCATAAAGGGCATTGCCGTTTGAATCAATCAATCCCTCTTTGTCAGGCGTGCGCTTTACAAACTCGTCCATTGATTTGCGCGTAATCTCACCGTCTTTGGTGAATTCAACCTCTTCAAGTCGGACGTTTCGAGCGTCCTGGGCGGCTTGTTCGGCCGGATTGAGTTTGAGCGTTCCTGTGCGGTTGGACGCCTCACCGATACCCTCAACCACATCAGCATCATCCATCACTCTGACCAGGATCGGGTTACGCATTTTCTTGATCTGGCGTTTGGAGATTCCGAATTCTTTTGAATCTTGAGTGAGGTCAGCTCGGTACTTAGTCGCCTTGACTTGCCTGTATGCGCCCTGGAGGCCAGCTATGCGGCCATTCCCTGCGATTGCTCGTGCTCCTGCTACGGTCGGATCTGTAAAACCTGGATTGCTGGAGCCGTCCACGGCATTCGAGGTGAGCACGTCATCGGCGTCAACGACTGCATAACGCATTGTCATCGGCTCACTGCTCGGGTCAGCAGAAACATCAACCCGCTTTCCCCAGAGAATATTCATGTCCTCAGGCACGTAGGCAATAATCGGAGCGCCTTGATCGAGGGAGCGGCTCTCACGTAAGAGGTTGAAATTCGGAGCGGCCGCAATTTTCTCCATCTGCAAGCGGCTTTCCTTAGACGAGCGGTCACGATTCTGGATAGAATCGAGCACACTCTTATTCATGTTTGTGTTCGGAGCGGCCTGACCCTCTTCCCCTGCGTTGGGTGCTGCTGTTCGCTCTTCTTCGGCATTTAATATTGCTGTAGCGCGTCTGTTTGTTCTCGCGCCGAGGGCTCCGAAGAATGCACCCATACCTGCCGAGACTGCCAAATTTGTAGGATCAAAAGGATCATATTCACGAGCCTGTTTTTGATAGTCAGCATTGTTCAGAATGAATCCTATCGTTGCATTTTCGCCAATATCTGTAGCTGGATTTACTACTGCGCCGAAGGCCATAGACTTCAAAACCTTAGAGCCTAGAGCGCCTGGAAGTGCCATTCCCGCTCCCTCAAAAACACCAGCCGCAAGACCCGCCTTATTTGCGGTTTTCTCGTCCACGCCTTTATCCATGAGGTCTCCTCTTGTAAAGAAACCTCTATCCATACCGAAACTTGCCGCTCCCAAATATGGATTGCCTGTAAGCATTGTGTGGGTTACGGCCTGGAGGATCATTGATCCCATTCCATGAATCATCATTGAGGCCGTACCAGTGGTTTCCGCTGAAGGCATGTATTCGTTTTTTGCCTTAAGTCGGTAATGCTTTGCCTGGTCTTCGATAGCTTTTACTGCTGTTTCTTTGTCAGGTCTTTTAAAAGCAAAGTCTTCAGCAAAAGGATCCTCCTGATTCTCCATGTCATAAAGAGAATCTGTGCGGACTGCGATTGCAGAATTAAGGCTTGATAAGGAGCTATAAGCCGCATACCCAGGAATATCCGAGAGAGCCTCGCCTATACCCTGAAACATGCTCGGCTTGGTGGCGTCTAAGTTATCCGCTTCAGGAAATTCTGTAACAGAGTTGGGTTTAGTCTGTACCGACGTGCCGAACGGGTCCAGTAATACGTTCATAGTTTGGTTCTCCATAATTTATTTGGGGTGCGTTTTGGTTCCGCTGTATGTATGGATTCGTGTCAATCACAACCGGATTGCCCTTGCTGTCTCTCACATATTCCAGCCCGTTGACTATGTAATAAACACCGTCAGCGACATACTGAAGGGGACCACTGCTCAGGAGGTTGCTCAGTTGATTGCCGTTAATTTGTTGACCTGCATATCTGAAGGTCTTCTTTGACTTGGCAAAATCCTTTCCTATGTCCGAGAGAATGTCTTCAAAGGCGCTGGCATTTCCGAAGACGTGAAGTCCTGGAGCCTTGCTCAGTTGAGTTGGTAGGAAAATCTTCTTGCCATTGTGGGTAACCAACTGTCCATAGACATTTGTTATAGATTCGGAAAGATCCTGAGAGCCTACGGAGTTTGCGTAACAGTGCTCATTCATGATTTGAGACACCATCGCCTCATACTGCGGGCTTCCATCGGCAACCCCTAAGATCCCAGAGAGCTGAGTTCTTAAGTCTGCTTCCTCTTTGTAGGCGTCTCCTAACTTACTTGTCCTGATGTAATTGCCCTGCATCTGGCGCATTGCACCATTGCTTTCCCGTCCGTTGGGTGTAGCTGCTACCGCAAGAGCATTGGTTATCGTTGAGTTCTTGCCGCCAATTTGATTTGCCAGAATTGCCAGCGGCTCCACATTGTCTCCGCCTCCTGTCAGGGTATCGGATAATCTTTGCAGGTAGGCGCCCTGGTGAGGAGCGTCCATGCCGTTTAGAGATTGGAGCCAGGCAGTAACCTCACTATTGCTCAGAAGTTTCTTAGGCGTTCCGAAACGCTCGGAAATAATCCCTGAGTTATCAATTCGCTTTTGAATCTGGTTAATTACTGCGGTTTGATTCGTCCAGTCCGTGATCGGCTGAAGCCCTAAGTCAGGCATTCCAGAGAAGGCAAACTGAACAGGATCCTCTGCACGCTCCCTTCTAATCTGCGTATATGCCTTATTCCAGGTTTCTAAGTCTTTCATCCTAGCGGCGTAATTAGGATCGTCCTTGCTCGGCGTCATCTGGCGTGCCGTTGCCTCAATCTCAGCGTTGCTGAGTGTCGGCATTAGGTAGAGATTGGCGTTGAGCTTGGCTTCCTGCTGTGCCTTCTGGAATTGCCTCAGCCCCTCTTCCTGGCCGTAAGTCTGAATAAAAGCTCCTACATCGGGGAGCTGGCTCATGTCGCCTGTGCTCCTGGCTACAGCCAGCGCATTATTCAAAGTAGTCTTAAATTGGGAGCGCAGGTTAGCCGTTGACTGAGAAGTCTGCGCCTTGGTGTGTTGCATGATCCAGAGTTTCTCTGGATCATTCAGAGAATCAATGACCTCGATCCCCGTCTTAACGTTGGGATTGAAAACGAGGTCGGCGGCAGTCAGCTTAGGCGCCTGTGCTGTTTCTTCGCTCAAGAGTTTGCCGTTATCATCGCGGCGCTCACCGTTTGGACCAATAAAGATGTTTTGGCCGTTTTCAACAGTCCAGCGTCCGCCCACATTGCGTTTCCCGTCTGCATATTGGCTTTCCTCGGAGAACGTGTGGTGATTCGGCTTCTTGAAAGTGTCTGGGAAGTGGCCGTTCTCAGCCTGAGCCGCTCCAGCTTTCCAGGCTCCTCTAAGGTCATAGTCATAAATATCACGCTCATGACCGATCTGTTTTGCCCATGCCTGGTACTGCTGTTCTTCTTCGTCCGATAACTGAGTGTTGTACAGGTCGGAATAATCATTGATGTCCTCTTTGCCGAGCGCGTCCAGGACACCTGCAATAATCGTGCGCTCGGAGTACGGGACATCGCCGATTTCCTGCTTCATCATCGCAGTGACCAACTTCTTCAGCACCTCAGGATTTTTTGTGTCGAGCTTTTCATCAGGCTGGTAGCCAGTGCCCTTACAGACATTCGCGATATAGTCATCTGTCGGATTCTCTGAGGCGGGAGCGTATCTGCTCACAATGTCTCGCACTGTGTTGATCCCGTACTTCGTGCCGTAATTCTTGATAACGGTAGCAGCGGCCCTGATGCCGTCCATCGGAGTTGAGAAGATCACATATCCGTTGTCAGAATTACCAATCGAACCCTTCCATTTATCGCTGGAGGCTCGGACATTCAGCGGGTTGCATCCCTTGTATCCAGAAGTATTGAGCACCTTATCCGACACTTTCGGAGCCTGGCCTAGTCCGGCCTGGGCGTGGGATTGTCTCAGCACGTTCTCGTTTGTGTTGTCGCCTGTAGTACGTGCAACTGCTCCAGGTGTTAAGGCCAGGGCCGTTGCTCCTCCGTAACGTTGAGAGAGCTCTACGAGCTGGGGAGCGGCTCGGTGGAATAACATCTGATAGGTGCGACGGCCTACGTCCGTGCTCATTTCCTTTGAGCCGTCCGTCTGAAAATGTCGGAGTGCGCCGATAGGATCGCTCAATGCCATATTGCTGTAGGCTGAGGCATAAGCCAGTGACTTATAGGCGTTCTTCTGACGTTTCAGCGTTTCCTCGTCCCAGCCCTGCATCCTGCCCTGATACTCGATCTCGTTCATCAGGCTGGCCATTGTTCTCTGACCGTCAGGTGTAAAACCGCCGAGCGCAAATTCCTCTACAAGGTTGTCAGCATGGTCTTTAGAAGTCTGAGCCCGCCATCTAATATTCTGTTCGTTGCGATAGACGACCGTTTTCTGTCGAACGGAATTGAGGCGCTGTAATGCGTTGGACTTAAAAGCCTCTCTCACATCCGGATCGTCAATCTGTCCTAAATGTTTGTCATAAATAGACTGAAGATCAGATTGCGCCTGATCCCACGACGTCACGGCGTTCTTGCCTTGCTGAGAGAAATAGCCCTTCTCTGGGTCGTACAGCGTTGTCTGTACTTCCTTGTTGTAAGCGTCCAGCTGTTCATCAGCCCGCGCTTTCACAACGGTGTCACGGTGATAGGCCTCAATTTTGACAGCGCTATCTGCAATCTGTGACCACGGCTGTAAGGCCCTGTTCATGACATTCTCATAGTCGAAACTCGGGCGGACGTTATCAACGGGAGCGCCGAAACCTCGGCCGCTCTCTACAACACCTGGGACGTTGTTTTCATACTTAGGGACGATTGGCATTTTTTATCCTCTGTAGTTCAGAGAGAAGATGTTTTTGGTCGTTGTCGGATAGAGCTGTGTTGTTTTGACTGTCTGGCCTAGCAGCAGGTTCGGTTGTGCTCCTGAAATAGCGTCAATGTGGATCGGCTTATCGTCGGATTCTGAGGCTTTGGCCATATCCATCAATTTGCCGTAAGCAAATGCCATTCCCATATTCCCAGCGCCCACCAGAAGAGAATCCGTAAAGGCTCGGCTTGCGCTCTGTTTCTTAGCCAGGCTCATGAGCGCCTGGTTTCTGTAGTCCGTCTCTTTTGCGCGGTAGCCCCATGCCTCGGATTTCGCATTGCTCTCCAGGCGGTTGAGGTTGATCTTCTTCACAATGTCCGTGCTGGCTAATTGCTCGGCGGCTGATCCGACACCGATAGCAACTCCGTTCGCGGCTAAAGCGACTTTCTGCCGTGCTTTAACCTGAGCGGCCTGCATGGTCTCGCGCTGGTATTCACCTTCAGCGGCGAACAATCTCTGCTGATAGTGCAGATTCATTGTGTCCGCGTTGATCTTGGCTATGTCTGCCTGAGCCTGTGCAATAGCATTGTTGTACTTCGTGATGCTCTTCGCACCGAAGGCGTTAAACAGTGTGGAAACACCTGTAGAAATAAGGCCCAAGGTGCCAAAAGAGAAACTAGATCCGGCCATAAAAAATCCTCCAACTCAGCATAGATATTGGAGGATTCCAAGAGCGTGATGCGCACTACACCACGTCGCAGGTCACGGTAATACTGGAGATTTTCAGCGGGAGCGGGGCGCTCTGACGAATACACACTTGACCGTCATCCGTCCATGAAGCGGCGATATCTACTTCAAACTCTCCGTTTCTCTTCTTCGGCGGTGTACCGGGTGTTTCCCGTCCGCGTGTCGGCTGCTGATAGAGGTCGTCGAAACTCGAGCCAGCCAAGATGCTCGCTGAATCAATCATCCTCACTGCTACACCACTGATGTTCTTCCTATGGTTACTACCGAAAGAAAGATCCTGGAGCTGTAATGCAAGAGGTAATGTCTGAATATCTGAGTTATACGGAAGACCAACATGGACCTTAGAGGCCGCTCTTCTTAGCGTGATTTTGCCGTTCTGCACTACTTGATCCGGCACACAATAGCCGTCGGCCAGGATAGAAACCTTCATCCCATTCAGCCAGCTAATGCCAGAGATTTCGGTCTTTGCTGGGCCTGAATACGTGCCCGCGCAGTCCATGAATACGTAGTCTTCATCTTTATCAATGATGTACTCATTCATGCGCTCTACAAACCTCACAGTGTTGTCGCCGATCTTGCGCTTGGTCACGACATAAAGAATGTCCTCATTGCTCTCTGGAACTACTGCGCAGGATTCAAAATCGCCCTGAGTTTCGTGCTGTGCAAAAGCTCCTACCTGCTGTTCTGGCACATAGGTAAAGGAGATTAGTTTGCCTATGTCGTTCACACACCAGAAAATGGAATAAGGAGCCTTGGCGTATGCAATATCAACGACTTCGTGATGATCGAAGAGGTGAGCCGCTCTGAGGCACACGTCCGAGGTTATGTAACCGCCTGCTTGGTAGCTGTAACCGAGTTCTCTCAGGTGGCCGCCACGTGCTGAGGCAAATATCATCGTGTTGTTAATAAGGACCGGTTTTGTCTGGCTGGAGCCGACATAAGACTGCGGCCGCACGCTCATAGATTCAGGCGTGATCGCGTCAGAGTTTACAGGGCTCACTCTCCACTCCCCGCTGGCGGTAAGCATCAGCAGTTGGGAAAGTGGCACGATATGGCGGATTCGGTTTGAATCCTGGCTGGCAACTCTCACCTTGATGCGGTCTGTACTCTGGGACGGGAGGGAGTAGCCCATATCCGTTTCTGTGCCCGTCTTGGTAGCCCAAATATATTGGGGACGCATGCGGCTGCCAGCGAACCATCTGCGCTGTTCAAAGTAAGAAACACATCCTGGATAGTCTCCAGCATTCGCAACAGTCAGAGAGATTTGAGCGCCTGAGCCATAGTTTGAATAAAGAGTGGCTGTCGGGTTGGAATATCCTGCGCCTGGATTCTTGACTATGACGTTTGTCAGTTTTCCACCAGAGATTACAGGCTCTAAAACGGCGCCGCTTCCCGTTGTGTCGCTCACTCTGATTGAAGTCTCTAAGAATCCAGCGCTCTTTACTGAGGTTGAAAAGTCTCCTGTGTAACGCTTGAATTCAAATTTGTAATTGAGCGCCTTTCGGCTCCATGTCCATGTAGGCCATGCCGTGATGGTCACTCGGCAAAGCGGCCGCTTATAGCCTGATCCTGGGCTCGTGACCTGGATTGCTTTGATCGGACGGAAACCATACAAGCAGAAATTAAGATTGCCCGTGGGCTTGGTGAGCTTGATCCATTCTGAGGCCGAGGAAAATATGGCTTTGGCAGTGGCTCCGACGCCTGATCCTTCGGCGTCATAAATCTCCACGCTGGCCGAGAACAAAGAAATCATCTCGTCATTAGGGACAGGGCCGACACCATCTCCATAGAAATTCAATGCCCAGCCGTCATCGCTTTGCCAGGCTGAACAGTTGCCAGGCGCTACAGGCCCATAGAAGTTTCGGCCTGAACCCTCGACTACCCATGTCTGTGTCTCGAGTAGGTCGATCCCTGTAATCTCGCCATTAGGCCCCACATATCCAGAACCCTGAGCGGTAACGGTTGCACCCGTAATGCCGCCGCTGGTGAGGAACACATCGTCATAAATCGGCGGCGTGATAGAGCTGTCAGGCGCGATATTGTCATCATCAATGCTGTTGGTGCGGGTCTCCCCTATGTATCCGTATATGCCTCCTTTATCACGGTACACGCGGTAATGATCGGCACCTGCAACAGTGTTCCATGTGATGGTGTTGTACGCACCATCCCCGTAAGGGTTGCACACAACTGAGGCGGCCTGGCTCGCTTTCGATTCCTCTGAGTTGTCCAAGTTGCAAGATGTCACTACATATTTGCGGACATATCCGTCTTTATAAGTCGCAGACTGCAAGATGTGCTGTGTGGCCGTCACACCTGTAGGCGGAGTAAGTGAAGTGTTGAAAGTGATGTCCACAAGTCGCCAGTCCAGCGCGCCATAACGCCTCAACTCTCTCGGTGGATGGGAGCAGTGCACCAACGTGATGATGTCCACGCTCTGAGCATAGTCAATATCAAACAACTCCGATTCGTCATAATCGGTTGCTACCTCATACGGCTGATTCCCGTTCATGAGCGTGGCGCCGTTGGTGTGAAATCTCACGTAATGATGCCCAAACTCTAAAATCATGGTTTGTGTGGCCGAGAACGTGAACGGGATCAGGCGGCATTTTCTGTCCGGATATTTGGTCTCACGCACCATTGAGAAACCAGGGCGGCGGACTACAGGGCCTTGTGGCTCAACAATCATATTGCGACACTTGGCCAGGCCTGCCGAGTAGGACGGATCCGTTATCCTGGAGTACATCGAAGGAGAAATCTCACCTCCTCCGATACTCTGTTTATAGATTTTCAGTGACATTTAAATACTCCGTGCCGCCAGGTGGGGCGCTAAATATTCGTGCTTGACCCTGATAGAGTTTCGAGAATCCTGATACTTCGCCGTCTCCAGTGCTTGAGCGGCCATTTGGATCATCTGCTGCGCCATAGAAGTTTTCATCAGTGGGCCTGTGAGATAGCTTGCCAACTGGAGGACAAGGGCCTGGACAAAGTATTGCGGCATGATTGACACGTTCTGGACGCTAGCCACGTATCGAAGCATAGGAGCGGGAGAATCGGTTAGGAGAATGTATGAGCCTGTTTCCGACAATGTCTCAATCTCAAAATCAAGTCCGGCCTCGTCCACCCTCGAAGACTTTTCGTACACCTTGACCGTGCGTAAGTAATCGGAGGGAACTTGGTAGCCGTGCGCCCACTGAAAGAGGTCGGCGTCATATTTTTTGTATTCAGGCAGTCTCACTCGCCTGATTGCAAAAGACCAGTTATGGGCCTCCAGCAAATATCTCAGTGCTTGCGGATAGTATTCAGCACAAGCCTCAGACATGGGATTGCCTTCGGGTGGTTTGATCCTCGTGATCGTCCCTTTCTCGCCCAGATAGCTGAGCGCGGCATTGCAAATTGACACTTCATTCATATTAAAAAAGGGAGGTTTTTAAGCCTCCCTCCTCTCTTTTAACAACTACTGAAAACTGCAACAAGAATTAACTGATTAGTAGTCTTAGATCATCTTCACGCAAGGATCTGTGAACTTGTCGAAAACGTATGCAGTTGCCTTACCTGCTGTCGGAGCGGTAGAGGACACTGAGGTGGTCACGCGCAGATAACGCTTGCACTTGGCAGGGAGCGGAATTGCCACGCCATAACCCAGGGTTTTTGCAGTCAATGCGCCAGTGCTTGCCACCGTTGTATAGGTGGAGTTGTCGGCGGATTCTTGAAGATTGAATGTAACCGTGGCGGTCGCTGATTCGATCTCTTCTGTCTGCATGATGACAAGATAAAGCGGCTTCTGGCCAGTAGTGTTAATGTCAGCGCCGAGGTCAATCACATCAGAAGTGATTGCGGCTGTGAGCGCCTTGTTCTTGAAAATAAGTAACTCTTTGTCGTACATGATTCTGTCTCCTTAGCTAATCTTTGCGGAAGTCTTCAAAACGTCTGTACCAACCTTCTGAACGGGTACACCGTCAAACGTAATGACGGAGCGTCCTGCCACGTTTTCAAAGTTCAAAGAGGCTGTCACTTTGTTGTTGATCTGGCGGCGCAGATAGCTGTGGATTGTGTCGTTTGCGAAGAACACTGTCTTGCCAGGATTGGCCACGTCCAACTTCTCAAGAGCCTGGGTCATGAGGTCAATCAGGTCATCACCTGTCTTGCCGTCCTTAACCAGAGAGGAGGCGTCAATGTTGGCAATACGTACAATATTCAGCGGATTGAAGCAGGCCACGCCAATATCAAAGCCCATATCCGTGACATAGGCGTAATGATGTTTGCCGTTTCCGTCATCAATGCGTTCCTTCTGCGGACGTGCATTGATCCAGACACCACCCTGTGCGCCATATTCGGGATAGAACGTGAACATGTTTTCGGTGTCGCAGGAAAGCAGCCAGATGTCATAGTTGCCAGTGGCCTTGGAGGAACTTCCCTTAATAATGCGGTCATAGAATTCATTGTCTTGACCGTTGACAATGTTGTACAGACCGAGACTTGTACCGTCACCAGAACCATAGAACACGGATTTTGCGGCCTGTCGTGCAAGACCACGCATCACGGCGGCGTCCTTACGCAGGCGGAATGTGTCTCTGTCTTCAGGTTTACGAGAATCGAGAAGATCGGCGTCAACTTCGGAAGAGGTGCGGACACGGAAAGAATCGTATCTGACTGCACGGCCTTTAGCCTGGGAAGTGCCCCATCCTTCGTTGTAGCCAACAATTTCACCTTCAGGGTATTCGGTGATGATCGTACCCTTGCAGGCTGTGCCGTCATTGGCAGGAATGAGAGTGAGCTGATCGAAGAAACCCGAATAATCACGGATCGTCTGAATCAGAACCTTTTTCTGAAGATCGCTGTCCTGGGTCAGGTTAGCAATGTCAGCAAGCGTTGTGGCACCAGTATTGATAATTGCCATGATTTACTCCTTTGCTTTGTAGAAATCTGTTGCCGTTAATACTTGTTTCACGGCGTTACTCTTTGCGGCGGGTGAGCGGTCTTCTCCGATAACCGAACCAAAATGCTTGAGGATCTTGATAAGGCCTGGATGATTGCCAGCTATAGCCGCCAGTTCCGCAACATCTTCATCAACAAACTTTCCGTCCGCGCCTCGGAAGTCCTTGAGCGCTTTCTGCGCTGTGGCAATACTCGACTTGAGGTGATCGCCTCCTATCTCGGGATCAGCCTTAACTTTTTCTTGCCAGGCTTTATTTGTCTGCGCGATTTGGTCTGCTTGTTTCTGAGCCAGAATCGGCGTTACCTTATCGATAACTGCCTGGGCCTTGTCTTGCGGAAGATTCAGCTCCTTTGCTACTTCTGAGAATCCTTTGACCACATCAGCGTCAAGGGAAACGCCTTGAGGCGCCTTGAAGTCTTCGTACTTCTCGGGAGCGCCTGCCTCTTTCTCAGTCTCCTGCTTCTCTTCGGTTTCCTTCGCCTCTTCCGTCATGTCGGAATTGAGCAGGGAGGATTCCTCGATATGTTCGGGAGTTTCTGACTGTTGGGCCTGAGCTGTTTGCTCAACAGGGGCGGGAGTAGATCCGGCCTCGCTTTCAATTTTTTCGGCTGTTTCTACAGTTTCATTCATTCTGTTCTCTCAATTCCTGAATAAATTCAGGCTTGTGTTTAATGACGTACTCGAAAATGGTTTGCGCAAACTCGCGCTTACCTTCCTTCCGAGCCATGTTGAGAGCGTTTGTATCGAATGCCGAGCCGAAAAAGCCGCTCTCAGCAAACAATCGCCTGAATACGGTCTTTCCTGCCCGCGTCTCCAAAACCTCCTTGAGAGCTTCTCGGAATTCGTATTCCTCTCTGGCCAACTCCGCTTGCCTGGCCTCAGCCTCAGCAGTCGAAGTTGCGAACGGATCTCTTACTGTCTTGCTCATTCTCTAACGTCCTAATTTCTTGATGCGCACACCCTTAGGCCATACCTTCCGCGGCCATATCCTGCATACCTTGTACCGCTTGGCCCGCCATTGTTTCTGGACCTGTCGGAACTTTTCCTAACTTGGCCAGCATGTCGGCGCTCTGGGTCATCTGTTGTTGCTGTTGAGCCTGCTGCTGTTGCTGTGCTCTCTGCTGTCTGATGGCTACCACCTCGTCCGAAGAACGAAGAATTTCAGGAGAAACACCGCGCTTGTCGGAAACAATCTGGGCGTACTTGTCCAGATCGAAGTTATCCAAGAAGTCGGGCTGAACCTGTGCAATTTGGAGCGCCTCCTGAATCGCCAGTTGATCGGTACGAGATTGAATCTCTTTCTGTGAGCGGCTGAGGATTGATGTGTACTCGATATTCAGATCCGTGCCCTGGATCGCCTCGGGAGCTGGAGGGATCATTCCCTGTTCGTTGAGAATGTCGAAAGTACGATCAATCAGCGGCTTGAGCACTTCATTGTTGAATCGCGAAAGAACAGGGCCGAGCATAAGAAGTTTTTCCTCGTGCAACTCGGCTACGGCAGTGGCAGTCATCTGGTTGATAGCGCTCTGATTGTTGAGCATGAGGAACATATCAACACTAAAAGCCGCTTTGATTCTCTGCTGCACCTCGCCAATATCCTGGCGCAACTCGCCAAGATTGATGTTCACATTCCACAACTGCTCTACAGGTTTGCGGCCTGTGGCGCCGTTCACGAAAGAAACGCCGCCTGGGTCGGTGTCAATGTCTGAATCTTTAGCTTCAGTGGGCAGACCGATTGGAGGCTTGACCATGTAGTCAATAGCGTTTCCTTTCTGCTTCTGCTCATGCTGTAACTGCATGACATCGCCTAAGGCAATCATGCCAGGCGATTCAGAAGAATAGGTCTCGTTACTGATCGCGCCCCATCGTCCGACGACTGCTGGGAATGTCCTGTAGCCAGATTCTCTGAGAATCGGATGTGCGCTGTCGTTGTAGTCTTTGAGGACGTAAACCGAGCGCCAGGGCATGTTCTTATTGTCTTTGAATCTCGGATCACGGTCTTTGCGCGGCTCGATAGCGTGCAAAACCACCTGCTGTTCATCCAACTTTCCAGCCTTGGCCACGGCGGCCAGGGAAGATGGGAGCACATCGATTCCGAATTCGTCAATGAGCTGGCGCGTGGTCATTGAAAACTCTCTGTACAGAGTGTCTGGAATGCCGCGTGCGTTACAGGCTATGCAGTATTCTCCGACTGTCAGAGGACTACAGATAAAACCGAGTTGGTCGTCTTCTTCAATGATAATTGCCAGGACGCCGAAAAGGCCCGCCTCCATCCATGCGTGATGGAGAGACTGATACAGGTTTGTCCGAGCAAAGGACATGTAAAGGATCTGGCTCACCTCTGATAACCAGCGGCGCACCTCTACAGATTCATCTAAGTCAGGGCTTCCCGTGGTAAGGTAAAACCACTGCTGGCTAGGATCCGTCATGCCAGACATCAAACCCTTAGCCAGCACGTCCGAGGCCTTGAGCGGCGTATTGTCGTAAATGGAATTCCATTTGTCCTTGGCTTCGTTCTGATTCTTTGGGCTCAAAAACTTGCCGTTAGCGGGCCTCAGAAACTTTGAGATATTCCGCCATTGCTCCAGATATGGATCCCGCTCCCGCCGGAGTTCTCTCCAGCGGTTTATGAGCTTTTCTCTTAATTCACGTTCTTTCATGGCCTACCCCAGGGCAGACTTCTTGCCCAGCGTCATGTCGTTCTGGTCCACACCACCTGCGCCTGTCAGCATTGTTTGACCGCCTGATAACAAGTCGTTGGTGTTGTCGCTGAGGATCTTGCTAATGTCTGCGGTCTTCTGGTTCTGCATACGCATTTGCTCACGCTGTTGCTCGGCCTGTTTCTCAGCATTGCGTTTGGCCTCTTCGGTCGCTTGTTTCTGAGCTGAGGCCTGTCTTCTTGCGGCCCTGCTCTGTGTGTGAGAAGACAAGGCCGCAGATCCGGCCATTAACAGGCCCATGCCCAGCATTTCCATACCCATGATTAATCCTCCAAAGACTTGTAATAAGTAACGTCCGAGCGCGTGAACAATCGGTCGAAAAGCTGTTCAGTGCGGCTCCCAGCGGGTGCAGAAAATCGAATACCTGCGGCGCCAAACTCCCGCGCCATTTTTATTGCGTGGCGTAAGAATTGCAGGCCGTGGCCGCGATGCTCTGGCTCTAAAAACAAAGTGTCAACGTTGGCCACATCTTTAGAGTTGTGGAGAGAAGGACACATGACGATTGCCATAATCCCTACCAACTTTCCATCACTCACGGCTCTGGCACAAAGCAATAAGCCGTTCTTGGCAAGGAATGAGTATTTGTCCTTGTCCACAATGCCCTTTAGGTCGAGGTGGCCCGCCTCCTGGCGGTAGTGCTGGCACACCTCTTCATACCGAGGGTCATTGAATAAGTCTGAGAGCGTACAGGTTTCGATCTTCATCATGTCCCGATTGTCGAGCCTGTCACGAGACTGATGCGCACACCTTCTATGCGTATGGATCGCGGATTGTTTTGGAGCGCTGGGCGCGCTGATGACGCCAGCCGTCATCCTCGATATATTCCTGTATCGGTATGGCGAAACAGAGTGCCAGCGCGTCTGCCGTGTCTGGAGAGTTCATGCCGCGGCGTTTCATGCTGTCCTTGGATTCGAGCAATAACCGGCCCTTCTGGTCAATGAGTTTCTCAGGTATGCACAAGTCCTCGGCCAGCTCTTCACTCTTTGGGATCGCTCCGTCATCTCGGATAAAGTCTCTCATCTTGTCCCACATCTCGGCCCGCTTATTCGCCCAGCGCTGGGGATTAGTGCTCTGGCTCGCACTGATGACCTTGTTGAGGTGCTGCACCTTGTCCTTTAACCAGTCATAAGGGCTCGCTCCCACGCCTGTGTAGTCCAGATTGATGTACACACGAGGAATGCCCTTTGCCTTGAGCTCGTTCGCATACATGAGCACCTGCATACCCAACTGCGGGCCGTCCAAACCGCGAAAGACTTTCAGCGGCATAGTGCAGTCTCTACCGATCTTGGTAGCAATAGCCGAGCGGTCATCGCCTTCCCGCGCCACGTCCACGCCCAGGATCGCAACGGTTCTTGAGTAGTTGACCTGGCTCACATCACGATTCATAGCCGCGTCAACGTCCTCACGGTTTATAAACTGCTTGGCTGACGCGCTGGGGAATACGCCTCGAACACGGACCTTCACAAAGTCACTGTCCTCTCCGTAATCCTCAACGTACTCTTGCAACTGCTGCTTGTTCGTGATCTTCACTGTGCGGCTGTCAATGTTGTACGTTATCCAGCGGTGGCGGCTCTTGTGGAAAGCGTCAAAGAATGGGCCGTCTGGGCGTGTTGGGTTTCCGAAAATACACCAGATAATTTGAGTGTCTTTGTCCGTGAGCGCGCCTTTCGTGACTTCATAGATTTTCTGTGCAATAACCGAGGCTTCATCGAACAAGACAAGGATCCGCTTCCCTTGGTTATGCAAGCCTTGGAATGCGTCGGTGTTGTTTTCGTTCCACGGGATTGCGTCAATGCGCCACGTGTATTTGTGCCCTGGCTGGGTTGAGAAAATGGATTCCGCGGCTACCTCAAACCAGTCTCTAAACAGGCAAAGGTGGTGCCATTTATGCAACTCTGACCAGGTTTTTGTAATGAGCTGGTTCTTGGTTTCTGCCGTCACGACCCCTTTCATGTCCGGATAGGTGCAGATTGCCCACAGCATGATCCAGGCCACAAAAGCAGTTTTGCCTATGCCGTGTCCGCTGGCTACAGCAATTTGAATGGCCTTATGCCGTGTCTCACCGTTCTTCAGCCGATCCCTAATGTCACAAAGAATCTTCTGCTGCCACACGTCAGGGCCTTCGTAATTGGCCAGCTCTCCATGTCCCCAGCGGAAACACTTCTGGACGAAAAGAAGCGGATCATTCGTGCAGGCTATCGCCAGGCGCCTAAGGCCCATTTCAAACTCAGCCGCTTCCTTATTCATCCTTGACCTCCTTCAAAACTTCATTCAGCCAGGAGGAGCGGTCTGTAACGTTCACATCAATCTGGCGCTTTTCTACAAACTTTCCGCGGATTTTGGCAATAATCGTTAATGCCCCGTTGGCTCCCTTACTGTCGAAACAGAAAACACCGTTTCCGTTTTCGTCTTCTTTCGGGGATCCGTCCATGTTGTAAACCCGTTTAGGTTCCATGCACATATCCAGAATCCGAATAGCCCGCTTGATCTCGAAGTCTTCCTCCAGCTCCAGGCGGTCGCTCAATTTCTTCCGGCGCTCGGCTATCGCGCGGGAAATACTAACATTTCTCAACAATCTCGTGCCTGCGGTGCAAGCAACTTTTTCATCTTTAGCCTTGTAGCCTGCCTTTAAATAAGCCTGAGTAGCATTGCCTCCGTTCTTCAAGTATTCGGATACAAACAGGGCTTGCTTCTGCGTCAGGCCGTCAATAATTGAATCTGTTTTAGCCATACAAACCCCCTATTCTGTTATTAGTTTGAAGTGGTTCCAGTGACGGATGCGCACTGCTTCATTTGAACTTAGTTGGAATAACTGCACGTCTGTGTCCTGAAAAAATGTCTCGTAAAGTTCTTATTGGAATATCCATCTTTTTTGAAATTTCACGCAAAGAAAGACCCGCTAAGCGAAGATCAAAGCAGTGAATCAAGTCCTGATCTGAATACTTCGCCTTGGGGCTGGACACTCCGACACGTACTGATGCGTCAGAGAGAAGGACCGTGGACGGGTCAAGACCGAGCTCGGAAAAACTCTGGATATTTGCTCTTAACTCGATCAATCGTTCTCGATATGCGCAGATTTCGTTGTACCTGGCTTTCTCTTTCTCTAAGTCTGACACTTTCAATGAGGCTGTTTTGGGCTTCGACTGGCAATAAGCTGTGGTATCGGTATGCCCGAACAAGTCCCCTTGGTTCTCGTTTTTCTTCATTCATCATTTCCCTCCAGTAGCCGAAACTTCTTCTCGAATGAGGCGGAATAGTTCTTCGATTGGGAGCACTGCCAGCCATTCTTTACGATCTGCGCGGCAAACAACAATGGGTCGCTCTCCAGGTTCGCACCCGTTTCCAGCCTGCTCCATCCATTCATACAAATTTCCGATTGCCGCTCTCCGTTTTACTTCGAGTGAGTAAGGGTTGAGCTTGATGTCGGCTCCTCCGTCCCTCGTCTGGGAGAGGTTGCGGTGCACCTGGATCCCGAGGTTTTGGAAAATGAGTTCGCAGACTTCGCGCTCTCCTCCAGCGCCCTTAGTTCGTTGGCTTTTTCCCATTTCTGATTTCCTCCAAGAGTTTGTTTATGAGTTCTTGTGTTCTTCTTTCGGCTGATTTGTCGTTTAGGACTTCGAGAAACTTCACAACAAGGAAAAACGACAAAATGAAAATAAAGCCGCACACCATGCAATAAAAAAGTAACTCTGCGTTCATGTCGGCTCCTTAGTCGTTGTTCTTTTTTAGAAATTCGATTTCAGCCTTGAGCTTTTCGATTTCTTCCTCAGCGTCATAAAGCCGACACCTTGTGCAGTTATGCTCAATCTCCAGATCATTAACAAGCAAACAGGCTATAACTGCAAATGAAAAGGCGATGAAGTTTGAAATTAAAATTGCGATTTCGAAGTTTTCCATTTTTATCCTCCTTGGTTATCGTCTTTGTGCGATTAGTTCTGCGTGTGTCCTGAATCTCTGAAACTTTGAATAAAATTCGATTCGTTTCTGGATCCGTTCATCTGTTGCCCGTTCAAAAAGAGAGCACCTGGTGAATGAGATTTGGAAACACTGACCATCCATCCCTCTTTCTGGGTTGTTGCAATAGATATTCATGGCCCTGTAAAAGTCGTCATATCTATCCACGTGGATTGAGCCGTCTTTACTGCTGATCCAACCTGCACCCGCGTATTTGCAGTACATGCAGCACCCGCTCATGTTCGCCTCCTGATAGAGCAGATTGCCGCTCCGATAAACAGACCGACTACAAACCCGAGGTTGTAATCAATGTTTGATCCGCTGTAGGCAAACCAAAAGATGTCCAGGAGGTAGAAAAAGCCTCCAGTCCATCCGAGCGCCTTTCCAAAGTACGAAAAATCAAACCTCATGTTGTTTCTCCTGGCTGAGTTGAAAAGCAGCTCTCACGAGTAATCCGAAGAGGATTAAGTTGATAAACACGACCGGTGCCAGCACGATCATCAGAAGTGTCCAGGCTGAATCCGACATGGTCGCCTCAATCAAACACGTCAGGCGTTGCGGGTTTTCTAAAAGAATTGCCCTTGAAGAGGACCGGTACGCATTTAGACCGAATGCGGTCATAAAGCCGATCTCCGAGCGCAAAAACACAATCTTTTGAGCCGAGATTGGTCATTAAGATTGTTGGTTTCTTTGAAGTAACTCGGTTGTCCAGGATCGAAAAGAGAATCCTCTTTTCCGATTCGGAGCCCTTTTGAACACCGACTTCATCAATTACTAGGAGCTGGATGGAAGAGAAAAATTTAATGGTTTCCTCTTCATTGGTTGTCGCTCCTGGCTGCCAGGTGTTGCGGACGGCTGAGAAAATCTCGCTCACCTTGTAGTACCTGGGATAAAAGCATGCGTACTTGTCCAGGAGCTCCAGCATGATTGCGCAGGCAAGATGTGTTTTACCTGTGCCGCAACCGCCGAGGAATAAAAGGCCGTACCCGCCTGCCTTCGCTTTTTCCCAGCCATTCACGAACCTCTTCGCCATAGCTAAAGCGTTTCTCTGGCTCTCAGTTTCGGTAATGAAAGTTGAGAAATCCTTGCTCTGGTATTCGAGTGGCATACGGGTTTCTTTAATTCTCGCCAGGCGGTTTTTCTCGGTCTCTTCCTTCCTGGCCTTCTCTTCCTCAATAGCCCTTTGAGCTTTGTTGAGTTTGAAACACTCAGGACATTCGCTTACTTCCTTGAGCTGGCCGCCTAACCAGACTTCATTTGCAAGATATTCTCCGTGGAGCGGGCAGCTTGCCTTCACCTGCCTTATTTCTAACTTCCCGAAAATGGTATTAACGGAATTAAGTTTTGGGGTTTCAGTGTTGTTCATAGTTTTAAATTCCCGTTTTCATCGAATTCGCATTGGTCTCTGTAGTAGTCGTCTGTAAAACCTCCAGGCGGCTCATAAGAAAATTGGTTTTGTTTTGAGGCTTGGGTTTGTTTCTTCTGTTCTTTTTCTTTCTGGTAACCGACTTCTCTCAGGCACCAGGTTGTAAAACCCGCTTTCCAATTTTTGTAGGGCCTTCCATTTGCTTGGCACCAGAGAACCATTTTTTTGAAAAGCTCCTGCGGATCCTGGATGTTGTTTGCCTGAGCGATTTTTAAAAACTCGTCTGGGATCGGATCGTTTTCCGAATATGGATAAGGGCCCTTCTTTTCTTTTTTAGCCGCTGTCTGTTTTTTGGAGACTTTCTTTTCTGTAGGCGTTAAAGAAAAGTTTTTGTCCTCTCTCTCTTTAGAGAGAGTATTAGGTTCTTTTATAGGTTCACTTATAGGTTCGTGGTTCACTGCTGAACTAGGGGTAGGTTCACTACTGAACCTGGTGGTAGTGCAGTGCTGAACGTGGTTCACTGCTGAACTAGGTTCACTGTTGAACGTGGTTCTGTTCTGAACTAGGTAGCGATTGGATATGCCCTTCCCTCTGATAATTTCAATCAGACCTTTGGAGACAAGACTGTCCAACTTAGAAGAAAGTGTCTTGTTGTTTTTAATGCAAGCCTTACGCATTAAAGTTTCACGGGACGGGTTGCACTGCCTGGTTCTATCGTTCAGGAAGTCAGAAAGGATCACCAGAAGTAATTTCTCCTTCGGGTCGTCAATGTCTTGGTTGATGGCCCATTTGATAGCTTCAAAGCTCATTTCGTTCCCCCTTTATTCGGGAACTCTGAGGTACTTCAGAATTACTTTCCTTTTCCTTGTCAGCTACAAGCCGCGTCCATAAACTGAACTTGTATTCTTCGCGTTGGAAGAAATCCTGAAGGAGACAAAGCAAGAGCTCGTTTGAATGCAAGTTCTCAGCTATGCAAACCGCGTCGAGCTTTGCTTTCATCTCTTTGGTAACGGCGCACTTGACCACAATGTCACCACGCCGATTTTCAGGATGTAGGAACATTATTTGAACAACTCAGGAGCTAACTCTTCACGGGGGACACCAGTGATTTCAGAAACTTGCTTCACACGTTTGAGCGGGACTACGACCCACTGCTGGATGGACTGCTGGCTGATGCCGAGCTTCCTGGCCAAAGCACTCTGGCCGCCCGCTTTCTTGATGGCCTTCTTTAAGGCAGTTTTAGCGCTCATTTAAAAACCTCTTTAAAAAGTTACAGTTAATTCTACAAGTATTGCTTAATTATTAAAAGCATTAACTGTATTGTCTGATAAATTCGCCCTACAGGGAAAACTTGTAGAATTAGCTTTGAAGGAGTCTCTTATGAATAAGGAACAAATAGCCTCCAACATCGCTGAGGCAAGAAAACGTTCTGGGTTGAATCAAAGCGAATTGGCCAGAAGGCTGGGTATCAGGCCACAATCAGTGCAGCAATGGGAAAAAGGTACTGCCACGCCGAAAATTGATCGGCTGGCGGATATTGCTCAGGTGCTTGGCGTGTCATTAGAAAGTTTGACCGGCCAGGAGCCTATTCCTGTTGTCAAAGAAGAAACGGTTGATTCCGAGCAGGACGACATCATCAAAATACCGAGATTCAATGCAACTGCCTCAATGGGCGCTGGGGACGTTGTTTATCCAGACGAGGATCAGGTGGTCGAACACCTTTCAATCAGGAAGAGTTGGTTGCGGCAGCACGTGTCCTGCACCTCTTTCAATAAGCTGGAAGTCATTACCGGCCGCGGTGATTCAATGGTTCCAACGTTTGAAAATGGAGACATCCTCCTGGTTGATACAGGCATTGAGAAGATCACCAGTGATGCCATTTACGCTCTTAACATCGGCGGGGAGCTATTCGTTAAACGTATTCAACGTAATATTGACGGCGGCCTCATTGTCATCTCCGACAATAAAGACTACGAAAAGATGTACATCCCAAAAGAGGAGCTTGATTCAGTCCGAGTGATTGGGAAAATCGTTTTTGCATGGACCGCTAGTAGGCTCTAATGAAAGAATTTGCGGTATTTGTAGTCGCTTTTTTCCCCGTTCTTATAATTCTTCTGTTTTGGGTTCTCCTTAATCTTTCGGCGGAGCATCAACGCAATCAGGGTACTTTAAACCAGATTACAGAAGAGAAAGAAAAATTAGAAAAGGAACGAAAAGAAAAAGCATCAACCCTAGCCGACTTAATCAAACTTCAAACTTCTTTTGAAAAGAACTTTTTAGACGGTCGGAAGTGGCTTGCAGATTTGATTGCCGAACATGAGGTGGCCAAGGATCAAGCCTTAGAGGAGTGTTTACGATACAAGTCGAGGCCTGCAATAACTGCAGCAAACGAAGTCTCCAGAATAAAGAAAGAAAAGAAGGCTCTTATAAAAGAGAATATCCTGCTTAAATCGGAACTGGAGACCATCAAAGAATACTTTCCTGTTGTTGAAGAGTACGAGCAGGAAATCCTGGAGGAAACTAACGGTTTTTTGCCCCTGGATCTGACAGATGATTCTGGAGTGGACAGAGTAAGAAGGTTCATGTCTCCTGAGGAGTACAAAAAGTTGCCGACATCGGAGCGTAACCAGCTTGCCCTTGACCGGTTCTTGAAACACACAAGTCAAAGTTATGTCGGCAAACTGTTTGAGCTCCAATTAGGCTGGGAATACGAGCAGGCAAATTACCTCGTTGAATACACGGGTATCCAGGACAAGAAAAAGGATAAGGGGCGCGACTTAATCTGCAAGGAGTTTGCAGGTATGGGAGACACTCTCATAGTCCAGGCAAAATGCTGGGCGGCCAAGAAAACTATTTTTGAAAAGCACATCTTTCAACTGTTTGGAACAGTCTTTGAATACAAGCGCAAGCACCCAGGAGAAGTTGTCAGAGGTGTTTTTGTGACCACCACAAAATTAGACGACTTCGCCCGAGAATGCGCAAAAGAGTTGGGAATTGATGTCGAAGAGAATTACAAGCTGAGAAAAGACTTTCCCATGATTAAGTGCAACATCTCTTCTTCTGGTGAGAAGATCTATCACCTTCCCTTCGATCAGCAATATGACAAGGTAAAGATCGACAAGCAGGGAGAATTTCTGGCTCTGACCGTCAAGGAAGCCGAGGCCGCTGGCTTTAGGAGAGCAATGCGCTGGCACGGTAAGAACAACTAAATCTTTACTATTACTATCACTTTCCCTTATTGCAAGAAAAGCTACAGTCTTTGCTTGCAATTTTCTTTCAATTGGTTTACAGTTTGTACTTGTAACGAACAAGTAGCTCTTTAAAATGTTTCTTGCAGGTTCGTAATCAAGAAACACTGCTCCTAAACACCGAGTAATGCGAAAGGTGCACGGAGCTACAAGGCGGCAAGTGAATTGCGCCTAAGCATGGGGATCGAAAGTGAACCAGCGGCAGAGAGAAAGCCAAAAGGATTGGACCGTTAAAGTCGGTCGGTGCGATTAAGGGCCGTTCAGCAAAGACAGTTCACAAACACAAGGGCACTTCTGAAGATAGTCGGTAAGTTGCATCCCGTGACCCTGAAATAGTTTCCACCTACGAAAAAG